TTATTTGGTGGGATTGAGTGGTTTTTCTTTTCTGATGTAATGTTGAGTGGTGCGTGCAGAAGTATGGCCAAGTTGTTTTCTGGCTCGTTCATCATCAATCATTAATGAAAGGTCTGTTGCTGCTTTCGCGCGAAGATCTCTCAATTGCACTTGGTTGATCTCTTCGGATAGCTCTTTATATTTTATTGATGCCGCATTACGGGTATCTTTGAAATAATCTGTAAGCGATCTCCGCTCGAGCTTTCGCCCCCATTTATTCGTAAATAGGAACTGATTTTCTTCAGTGATCCGCTTGTCGATAATCTCTTTTAGTTTACCTATAATTTTAATCGCAACACGTTTACCTGTTTTTTGCTGTGTAATATGCAGTAAATCGTTGTAGATGTGTGAACTATGGATTTTCACCACGTCTATTGGGCGTTGTCCGGTTAAATACATCACATCCATAATGTCCTTCATATCCCCTGTGGCGCAGTCGTAGATTTTATCCAAGATATAATCTTCAATGTACACATCACGGTAATTCACTTTGAATTTTTTAACCCCTGTTGATGGACTAATCTTTTCAGTGTAACCCCATTCTCTAGCCATGCTCCAAATGTGGCCAAATAAACCAACTTCGATATTTGCTGTTGGTTTAACGTCTTTTCTCCAATCTAAATATTCACGAATGTGAATAGGTTCTATTTCATCAATGGTAAATGGTGGATCTTGGAAGTATTGGCGCAATTTCTTTATAGCCTGAATGTTTGAGTTTCGAGTATTCTTCGCTTTTTTAAGAGGCACAACTTCTTTTTCGTATCGTTCAAGCACTTCAATAAATAGAATATTGTCTTTCTTCGTGAGATACTGCATATTCAGCTTTGCCGCTTCAAGAATAGCAATATGTTTATCTTTTCCTAACGCAACTTCTTTTTTATCGGCCATCGTGTAGTAGTAATAAACCACGATTGAGCCATCCGCTCTTTTGCGATTCCGGCATACTAAGCCTTGTGGCAATCCTTGATTAATTCGTTTTCTTGGACGTGCCATAATATCCCCCTTACTAACTTAATACTGCAGACCGCCTTCTTTCCTTTGTTTGGGTAATCTGCTGCACTTTCTCACCTTTCAAAATCTTGTCACCATCAGATCGTAACACAAGCGGGAATTTTCTATTTCCTTTTGGATGAAGAAAAGGAATTCCGAATTCATTTAAGCTTTTCATCTGATATTTAGGACAAACATATCCAGTTATTAACGCTAATAATTCTGGACTGCAGTATTCGTCAAAAAATTCTCTGTCCATATTTACTCCAATAAAAAAACCGCCCATAAGAGCGGTTATTAATTATTTATTTCTAGTCTTTTGGCAATTCAGGCAAAGACATCCAAAGTGTAACTTCAGGGCCATCTATTCTGAAATCATAGTTAGTCCATTCGTTATTTGTCCACATCGTAAAAAATCTAGGATGGCCCTCTCCAACTAAATCAGAATACCAGCCCTGTTCGATCGAAAGAGAACCATCATCACGTTTGCAACATAATAATAAATTTGGATAACTATCCTCAACTTCTATATCCGGCATTACATTAGGCAATCTATCACTACATTTAATCCATCCACTCATACTTACTCCATCATACTCTTCATAAAATCAATCCATTTTTGAGCATCTTCTCTTGTGCGATAGCATTGAGCATTTTCAGCCATTCCAGCATCGCTATCGTCATCTTTATCATAGTGCCTGGCGAGTTGAACCCCATATTCATTAATATAATAATATCTATCGCCACTTTTAGGCTTAAACGGCTTAGGTAAACCTTCAATGCTAATCTTTGGCTCTCCCCACATGCCGACAATATCAAGATCACCCTGGTTTACTGTGTAGGCGCCGCAATCTTTCCAGTTTTCCGATGCACTCTTGATGGTGCCATCTTTATTAAAAATAATACCTATCAATGGATAAGGTTCAGTGGAGCCACCCGTATATGAAAACTCATCGGGAACACGGTAATAAACGATGGCTTTAAATCCGCCACGTAATTTTACAGGCTCGCCATTCAAGGCTGCTTTTAAGTCAAACTCTTTCATTTTCTTCTTTCTCCTCAATTTTCATGAATAGCATCCAGTGCGTATTGTTTGCTTTTCCCGATTTATGCCCGATTATTGGCGTTTCACCAAAGAGCGAAATAATCTCGCTAACTGGTACTTGTGTTTCATTCCACTTAAAAATAAGAGTGCCATAATCGTCTAACACCCTCATACATTCCTGAAAGCCTTTTAATAACTGATTTTGCCAATCTTTATCTAATCGTCCATATTTCTTTACTAGCCAGGAATTGTCACCGCCTTGTATTAAGTGTGGTGGGTCGAATATAACGCACTTGAAAGATTTGTCGGGGTATGGCATATCAGTGAAGTCATGGATCACGTCAGGCGATACTTCTAAATGTCTAATTTTGTCACGATCCTTAAAACTTAGTTTTTGTTTTCTTATATCTGCAAAAAGCACATTCGGATTACTCTTATCAAAGTAAAACATTCTCCCGCCGCAGCAGGCATCTAAAATTGGTTTCATCTTATATCCTTTAAAACAAAAGGCGCTCGCTTGGAACGCCTATTTGATTTGTTAAAGATTTATTTACCACGGTTTGCAAATATCAGGCACTTCAATAACCATAATTTGCTCTGGTTTTATTCTTTTGTACTTAATCCAATATTGGACGATTTCCAATGCCTCTCCCTCGCTGACTGTTTCCCTAGTCTCTCTTACCATCCCCATTCATGTCCGAATTGACATTCAATGACAACGTATCTTTTGCCATTTGATACTTGTAAATCCTGTTTAAACATCTTTTACTCCACGAGAGATAAGCCATATTTTCAAATTAAAAAAGAAAGTATCCTCAGATAACTTTCTTTTGGTGTGCCTATCAAAAATAATAAGGGCATAAAGAATGATTAGATCGGCAATCATCATATTTAATACGGTTTCCATATTGATCAACTATCATTTATTTTTTATTACCGCTCACTTACCTTGTAAAGCAAGAAACTCGCTTTGTTTAATTTCGATTAGGCACTCTGGGATTTCTGGAAATTTATCACCATTAAAACCCTCTGACTTTTCTGGTATTGATGCGATAAAGTAGTCGTTTGCAACACCACATACCGACACATAACAAGTGCTAACGCCAAACACCCAGCAAGTAAGCTTTAATTTTCGCAACATAAAATCATTAAATCTTGGATATTGATTTAAAATATCTCTAACGCTTTGGATTTTAGCGTAAAACGCCTTACCGGCTTTTGTTCTGCGGTTGCCAGTGATGACAACTTTCTTATTTTCAACTATTTCAAATTTATAGGTTTTATCCTCTTTAATTTTTGCATATTCAGGATTATCTAAACTGCAAACAATTCCAAATATATCACGATCGCTACCTCTCCATCCTTCATAAAACGGGATAGTGTCAAAAATAGCGTCAAGTTTTTTATCTCTGGTCTTTCTATCTTTTCGCCATTGTTCATATAATGATTTAATAGGCTCAACGTCTAATTTACATTTAAAATATCTAAAATTTGGTTTCATTTTTTTACTCCAAAAAAGTGCGGTCTTTTTTTACTTAGCGGTCATAACATCAACAACGGGTAATTCATTAACCGCACCGCCAGATTGGATTGAGTGAATAATTCGTTCAGGTGTTTCTTTCACAAAGATAGTGCCATCTTCAAATTGAATAGCTGTGTCATTTTCATCTTTAGTGATAGTTTGAATTTGTTCTACATTGATGAAAATATCTGATTCATCTGTATTAGTTAGTTTGATAAATTTAGCCATGTGGTTCTCCTACATTTGTGCTGCTCGATTTAATCGGGCCATTGTTTGTTGGTGGATATAAATTTGAGTTTCAAATTCACGAAGTGCGGTCAATTTTTGAATTAATTTTTCGTCATTGATTAATGCGTGGTAGCCATCAATCAAACTTTGAATGCGTTTTTTACCGATACCTTTGCAGTGTTGATATTTCTCTAATCCAACTAATCGCATATCGGCAAAATCATTACAGCCATTTTTACGAAGGATCGTCCAAGTTGCTTTATCTGAGTAAGCTGTTGGGTCTATTTCACGTAATGCGGCCATTCCTTCTTCACGCAACGCTTTAATCTCAAATGGGGTTTTAAGCGTTGTTTCCACTTTCTTCCAGGTTAAAAGTTTCTTGATGTAATCATCTGTAAACTCTTTTTTTTCTGGTGATGCAATAAGAAAAGGGGAGAGTACGTGCTCTTCGTTTACATCGTTTAAAATGGCATTGATATTGTCATTGACGTAATCAGTCATTTCAGGTGCGGTGAATGCAAATTGGTTAGCAAGAGATTGATATTCAAATTTTATATAACCTCTTCCAAGTTGATCACGGCAAATAACGCCAAAAACAAAAGACCATGGTCGAGATTTGTTATACATCAGTTCAAAATCTTGTTCAGTGGCCGTTGTTCTGTCTTGTGGAATATTATTTTTTATCCATTCTGTGCCGTCGTTTCCTAATCCAATAACTGAAAGCACAAGAGAGTTGCGACATATTCTGTCGCTCTGCCGTTTTATGTTGGCATTTTTATCATGCTTTTTACGTGGTTTCTTACTTGTCGCCATAGTTTAAAATCTCAGTTAAGTGTTTAAATTGGGCAAGGTATGCTGATTCGGCTTCATGCGGTTGCCAAAAAACAATTGCAATATTTGCTGTAGAGACACCGTCCAATTGTGGCCACTCTACGGATGCCGGTGGAAGCAACTGTTCTTTTTCCGTTGCAAGCATAGATAAATCCATAGATTTAATTGCGGGCAATTTTCTATACTCAACATTAAAACGCTGGTGGATTGCTAAATTAAAGCGATCTTCAATATTGCGATAAGGCTCACTTAGCAAATGTTTGAGTGGAGTCGGAATATCTTTCAAGTAGGCTTCTGCCGCATCATGCAGTAGGAAAAGAAATGCAAGCTCAGGCAATCCCATTTCTTCAAAAATATAGCTACCAAGTACACAGTGCTGAGCTACGCTATAAGGTTCAGCAGTTTGACCAATAAAGCGGTTTTCAAAGCTAAGGTTATGCGCAATATCACGAATATCAATTTCGTTAGGATCCGGCTTAATGTAGTCAATGGTATGGCCATAATAGGTATTAATGCGGTACATAGATTTTTCTCGTTTTAAGTTTCACTTCTTCTTGGTGCATCTTTTGGCACCATTCCGCACGGCTTATGCACCAGTGCTTATTTATCTCTTTTCCGGTTAGCTTTGATGCTTTTTTCCAAAGCTCACAAGCGGATAAATAATTTTTCTTACGTTCTTCCTTAGCGGCAAGTTCGCTGTTGGTTTTAAAAGGTAGTTTCATTTCTATTCCTTATTAATTTCAGCTTGTTTCATAGATACGTAAGCACGAGCCTGTTTTTCGCCTTCTTCGGTTAGATTCTTTTGATACTCACCGTTTTCAGCAATCCATTGCACTCTTGCTTTTTCTCGTTCGAGTGCGGTTGGCTCACTTGCAAAACAATAGGAGATTCCGCCAATCAAAAAGGCGATAAACATCGCACAAGCAATCTTTGCTAAAGGGCGTGTGATTTCTGCGAATACATCAGTAAACTTTTCCATTTTTTGTTTCCTTTTTCGTCAATTTAGTGAATTTTGGGTGTAAAAATCCGCCACACGGTAAAGTGCGGTCGGATTTTCCGTTGTTTTATAGAATTTCTAACTGAAAACCTGTTTTTTTAGGGTTGTAGGCTCGAAGATATTTTAATACACGCCAGTTATTGCCTTGCTCGCATTCAAATTGCTCTGTAATGCGTGTCAATACGTTATGGGCTTGACGGAGAGTACTGCGATATTCGTAAGCAATATCATGAGCCGGTGCGGCATAATACGAGCCAATTTGTTTTAGTGAAGGGTGAAGCACTTCGCAAAGTTCGGTGCCACGCAATAAAGCAAACCACGCCCAAACAAGCTGTTGGAGTTCATACTCAGTAAATTCAAAGGTAAATTTCTTTTCTGGTTCGGGCGATGCGATTTGTTTTGGTTGGCTTGCTCTACGTTCGCATTCGATAAAGTATTTGCGGATTTGTCTGCCTCGTTCGTTTCTTTCGACCATACCGAGTTCTTTGCCCATATCGAGGGTGATGTGATATTCCTTGCGTGGGCGTCCGTTGGTGCGTTCGGTGATGACGAGGTAGTCTTCATCTTGGATGAAACCATATTCGTTGATTCGGTTTTTGACCCAATCATTGTAACGAGTTTGTATTTCTAGAAATGAGTGAAGTTCACGAGCGTTGCAAAGTTGAACAGGTTGATTTTGAATTAAACCGTTAAAAACAGGAATTAAGTTTGAGTTTGTCATTTTGTGATTCTCTAATCAAAGTTTTAGAAATCATCACGAACAAACGCCAATTTGTTGGTGATGAACTGTTCAAGATTGGCGTACCGTTGATTAGAGTAAACGGCGATCTTTCGATCTCTCAAACAGTTCATCATTGGGCTTTTACTAAAATTTTAGCAAAAGGTAGATTTGCTGTTTTACGGCTATAAAAAAAGTCGCTTTTGAGCGACTGTCTTTTTCACCGCCCTAATCAATTCAGGAACGCCAATTCCCGACTTTCTGTTGAAAGTGAGAATATCTTAATCCTAAGTAATGGCGGTGTCAATAAAAAAGCCTAGATTTGCTTTCTAGGCTGACAATTTAAAGAGGAGTTTCATTTTCAGGAAATGATTCAGGTTTTTTACTCCACGTTGAATGCATCCATTCAAACTTTTTCTTTTGCCCGAAACCTGACCAACCTTGGGAATCAGATGCGTTGATTACAAGGATAGTACCTCTATTGACTAAATCTTTTACTTCATCTCGTATACTTTCAGTTGTTACACCGTCTTTAGATGTAGATAATAACCAAACATTGCTAATCCAATGCCAATAGGCATACTTACCTTTAAAGTGGTTTGTGATTTTATCTCTTTCTTCAACAGAAAAATTATCGTCAATGAAAAGTACAAATTTCTTTTTAGTCATTCTCGCCATCCTTAACTACGCTTTCAGTATCAATAATTCTAGCTTGGCTTTGATTTATTAACCCACTTGTATTATCACCAATTTGCCCTTGCTGCAATTCCATTTTTTTAATGGAAAAACGTTCGGATTGTAGTCGGTCAGGGTCGTTTTTCATAAAGAAATCGTAACATTTCATTGCGTATACAAGTAAACAAAAGATAAAAAACAAACCACAGTAAACGATATTAATTTCCTGTGTTGCCCAGTATAGTGTTCCTGTTCCTGAAAAGACAACTGCTATCAACCATAATATGGGAGACATTGCGGTTGATTTTGCATTTACCCCCTCTACTCGTCCTATTTTTCCAAAAATGCTAGGCAT